GTCCTCGATTTCTTGTTTGAGTCGCTCAATGAACTCACCTCCCCATTTGTGCTTGAGCCTCGCGTTGGCGGCCCTGACGAGCAGCCGCAGGTCCATGCCGTTGGCCTTGAACGTCTGGTCGCCGAAGTGGTGCAGGTAGACGTTCCGGGCGATACCGAGCCGGAAGCCTGCGCGGCCGGCGCGGATCGAGAAGTCGATGTCCTCGCCGTTGCCGATCCCGAAGTCCTCGTCGAGTTCGCCGGGGTTCGGTTCCTTGCCGGCCGGCGCCTCTGACTCCCGGAGCGCCCGGAAAACCTCGGCGCGGACCAGCACGCAGAAGAAAACCAGCCAGGAGACCGGCAGAAACTCGCCCCGGCGCTGCTCCGCGTATTTGGCCGCCTCGCGGTCGAGGTCCTCGACACTCTTGTACAGGTTGATGGAGTGTTGCTGGAGGCCCGCGGCGTAGTTGGTCACCGGACCTATGACGTCCGGACGTCCTGCCTCGACGTGGGCGCGCAGCCCGGGGAGCCAGCCCGGCGTGAGCAGCACGTCGTTGTTCATCAGGCAAACCAGGTCGGCGCCGCTCTCCAAGGCAACCCCGATCCCGTCGTTGCAGCCGCCGGGGAAACCCCGGTTGGTCTTGTTGAGAATCGCCTGAATTTTGGGCTGGCTATTCCCCAACTGAAATGGGCCATCCGGTCCGTAAATCGTTCCCTCCCTGATAATCTGATCCAGCCATTCCCGCGTCCCGTCGGTCGAGCCGTTGTCCACGAAGACCACGCTGGCCTCCGCCGGGTCGGTGTTGCGAACCAAGCTCTGCCAGAACAGCCGGGTATAGTCCAGGGCGTTCAGCACCGGGACCACGATTGTCGTTTGCAGCATCATTCAGCCTCCTCAGCCTAAGATTTCTCCGCGAGTACCCGGTACTGGGTCGACACCTGCCAAACGTCGTCGGCCCGGAACGGCCCGGTCGAGAAATCGCGGTGCATGTAGACGTGCGTGTAGTTGTCGATTGTCAAGGCGCACTCGTCGAACAGGTTCCATAGGTCCTCCTCGGCTTCGCCGGCCTCCGAGACGCCGGACGCCTCCGAGAAGATGTCGAACTGGACCAGGACGTTCTCGAAGCCGGTCGTGAACGTCGCCTCGTGAGTGTCCGACACCAGCTTGAACGCCCCGTAGGGAAACGTCGGGTCCTGCGGGGCCTCGTCGAAATACAGCCTGCCGCCGAGCGCGTCGTAGAGGCCGCCCTGGCCGGAGTCGGCGTCGAACTTGTCGATGATGGCGTCCAGCAGATCGATCATTTCAGCGGCACCGCCCGGCCCAGTAGTCTGGCGATCTCGGCTTTGTGTTTCAGAAGCCCCGTCCGCAGGAATGGCCGCCAGCGCATCAGCTTGGTCCCCAGCTCAAGATAGATCGCGTAGGGAACGTTCGAGCCGACCACGCCGGTCACTTGGTCCCTTGTGGCCGCCGGCCGCTCAACCCCATCCGAGGATTCGCCTTTCTTGTTTGCGACGGGTTTCATTTGGCGGCCGCCCGAGACGGCATAAGTGATTGAGGCCCGGAGCCGGTCGAAATCGGGGGCCGGTCGGTGGCCGGCCGTGCTGGCCCGGTGGTACTTCGCCGCCTTGGTCCCCTTCTTGCCCTTGGTCCGTTTGTAGAGCCTGCCGGTCCCCGGCTTGGAAAGCTCCTGCTTGATCTGCCCCACCAGGTAGACGCAGGCGGTCTCGACGTTCCGGCGCGCCCCGGCCTCGACCTGGGCCAGCAGCTTGTCCCCGTGCCAGTCCAGCGTGTAGCCCCTCCTCGGCCCGGCGGCGCTCACTTCGTCTCCCCTCCCTGCTCGAGCAGGTCCACCAACAGCGTCCGGCCCCGGCTGTCCGGATTGCGTACCAGCACCACTTTAAATCGGCGCGCCCCCATCCACATTTCATCTTTCTCGGTGACCGCCAGGCCGGGCGGGACGGCCAGGATGAACCTGTGCGTGGCGTAGACCGTCGCCTTATCCTGGGCCTTCTGCTCCGAGCCGGATAGTTGCGCCAGCAGTCCCCGGAGGTTGCGCTGGCCTATCCAGGTCCGCGACACCGAGCCGTAGCGGTCGCGCGCCTCGGTCGCCCGCCGCAGCTCCAGGGTGGTCCTCATGCCGGGCATCCGTCAGCGCCTCCAGGCCGTCGGGTCGCGCAGGATGTCCCGGTCGGACCAGCGTGGGGCTGGCCGGCCGAAAGTCTCCTCGCCCGGCTTCTCCTCGATGAACCGCTCCTTGAGCATTTTCTCCCGCTCGGCCTCGGACAGGGGCCGGGGATCCGTCGCTTTTTCCGGCTTGCCGTCGCCAGCCATTAGATGTTCCTCCGGCGGTAGCTGTCCAGAATCGCCAGCGCCTCGGGCGGCATCTCGCTCCGCAGGGCCTGGCCGATCCCGGCGGCGGACCAGGACGTGAGGCCGAACGCCTCCGCGTCCCGCTTGCGGTAGAGCGCGTCCACGCCGGTCTCTATCGCCAGCTTCAGGTCGTCGGGCATCGCCGCGGCGGAGTAGCCCGCCGTGTAGTCCACGTGGACGTTGCGGAAGCCGGCCGGGAAGCCGCCGGGCCGGTAGATGGTCCCCCGCTCCGGCGCGACCTCGCAGTCGTCGAGGCCATCGTCCGGCATGTTCAGGTCCAGCCAGCGGGTGTTGATGCAGGACCGGCCGAAGCACTCCACCAGCTCGGACGACAGGATCGAGCCGAAGCCCGAGGCGGCCAGGGCCGCCGACCAGCCGTTGCCGAGGGCGGCGATGGCGGCCACCATCAGCGTCAACGTGGCATAGGCGGCGAAGGTCAGCTCGGACTCGGCGGTCCCGTTGTAGTGGAGCTGGACGCCCGTCGAGGTAACGGCGGCCGTCGCCGTCGAGTACTGGTTGGTGTTGCAGACCCGGACGGCCGCCGCCTCCCCGATAGCGATTCGCTTGACCACGGTTACCGGCGTGTGCTTGAGGAACACCCGGTCCCGGCCCTGGGCGCCGACCCGCTCCCGGTAGTCCTGGGACTCGAAGTTGCGGCCGCAGTAGCTCTGCGCCCACGCCTCCACCCGGTCGCGCAGCTCGGTAATGATCTGCGTCGGGTCGCCCGCCGGATCGTCGGACGTGATCGACACCGCCGCCGCGTGGTCGGTCGTGAAGCCGAAGGTCAGGGCCGCATCGGAGCCGCTTTTAGTCAGGGCGATGGTGTGCCCGGCGGCCACGGCGATGGTGAATTTCCGCGTCGAGGCCGAGTAGGAAACCGTCGAGGTGATGCTGAACGCGGCGTCGATGGCCGTCTCAAGCGCCGCCGCCAGGTCGTCCCCGCCGTAGGTGCCGTCCGCCACGTCCACGCTGGTCGCCGCGCCGCCGTCGTATTTCAGGACCAGCGCGTCGTTCGCCGACGTGATCTGGAACCAGCCCTGGGAGGCGTCGCAGAACAGCAGGATTTCGTCGTCAGAAATTATCGACATGGCTTTTATTCCTCTGGCGCCCGCTTTAATCCGATGTCCGTCAACCTGTCCAGTTTCGTCTCGATCCGAGTAAGCCGGGCATCTATCTGCTGGTAGCGGACTTCGTTGGCGGCGATCCTGATTGTGTTCTGGTTAATGGCCGCCGTCGCGTCCCGGATGTCGCGGCTTAGCGGCGCGGCGATGTAGGCCAGGAGTAGTGTTATCAGCACCATGGTCGCCGAGATCGTCCACTGGTGCACCTGACGCGCTTTAGACTCCGTCATTGTGTCATCTCACGTAGACGTGGACTTTGCCGCAGCCGGCCGAGCCGGCGTTGGCGACCACGAATCGCAGCGTTGACCCCATGATGGCCGTCTCAATAGTTTTGGTCGACACGGGAGTCAGGTTATAGGTCGTCAGGCTGTCGAGATTGGCCCCGTCGCCGTCGAGCACGTCCACGGTGTCCTCGTCGTAGACTACCAGATCGTAGTTGTCGAGCGGCAGCCGCCCCGTGTCCGGTTGAACCGACACGCGCCAGATGATGCCCGTGTAACGCTTGGTCGTTACGGTGTCCACGGTCCCGGCGCTGTCGGCCCGCCAGTCGAGCGTGACCTTCTGGACCGAGGCCCAGTCGATCTCGGTTATGGTGCTCGTCCCGGACCCCCAGGCGCAGATCGCCATGATGGCGGCCAGGCAGAGGATCAGGGTGAGAGCCCGCAATCGTTGCCTCATGCGCTCAGCCCCCCTTTACCTTCGGGCCGATCCACTCGCCCGTCTTTGCATCCAGATATTCGGCGGAAGCCGCTTCGGCGTTGAGCGTGGCTCGACAGATCTGGTCGCCGGGTTTGCGTTGCTCCCTGGCGGCTGGCAGGTTGTCGTATACGCCGCGCACGGCACCCTTTTTCGCCAGCAGGTAAAGCATCTTTCCCATGGCCGTCTCCTCCTATGGTTTGGGTTTCCCGGCCTTGGCGGCCGCCTTGCGTTTGTCTCCGACCTCATCCTTGGCCGGCTCGGGCTCGGGCTCGTCCAGCTCGGCCTCAAGCTCCTCAAAGTCGGCCTTGCTGAAGAACTTCTCCACGAGCGGCCAGTGGTTGGCCACGTCGAGCTTGTTCCGCCGCGAGAGGTCCTTGAGCGCGTCGACCACCACCTTGCGCGTCAGGGAGTCGGCGCCGATGGCAATGTCCTTGTCCTTCTTGAGCGGCCGGTGCTCGCCCGTCGGGAGCATCGGCTTGCCGCATTTCGGGCAGTTCGGTCTCGCTGCGTTCTTCGGGTCGTAGGCCGTGACGCCGCACGCCTCGCAGCGGCCCTCGGCCTGCTCGGTCTCCCAGCGGACCGTCTGGCCGTCCGCCCGGATGGCGAACTCCTCGGCCTCCCGGTCGCTCGGCGCGAGCTTCTGCCGGAGGTCGTGGAGCACGCGGGCCGTCAGGATGTTGCCCTCGCGCGGCAAGATGCCCATCAGGTTGAACCGTTCCTGGAGCGTGAACTTCATTTCAGCCTCCTCAGCCTGTCCGCCGGGAACGGGATGATGTTGCTGGGCCTTTCCGAGCCAGCCCTCGTTTCCAATCCCCGGCTGATATTGTCCAGATAAACATTAAGGAATCCGGCGCAGCCGGCGGTTGTGCCGGTCAGAAGCTCGGTCTCCCTCACGCAGTAGTCCAGGTGTCGGCAGGCGGCGCAGTGGAAGTCGCCGCGCTCCCCGGCCCCATAGCCGTATTCGCCGAAACACTCAGGCAGGGCCTCCGGCATTCTCTCCCTCGTCTCCGCCCGGCTCGCCGCTCTCGGCGTCCGCCCCGAGCCGCTGGTCTGGATTGAACTTCAGGTAGAACTCGAGCTGCGCTTCGCCGATCTTGCCATCCTTGTCCAGCTCGCGGAGCCGATCGCGGACCACGGCGGCTACTGGCTCGGGCACGTGGATTTCCTTCTCGCCGATCTGGAGGTCGGCCGCCCGGTCCCAGCGCACGTCTCCGGCGAATTTGGTTGGGCCGCCGCACTCGGGGCAGAGCTTGTCCGTGCCGTAATGCGGGTGCTCGCTCTCGGCGCTGCACTTCCGGCAGACGCGCTGCTCCCGTAGCTTCAGGGCCTCCAGCTCCGCCTCGTTGAATGAGGCCGCCTCGGCCACCCGCCGCCTGAGTTGCAGGAACAGGGCGCCGCCCTGGCCCGGCAGGAAGCGGATCAGAAGCATTCTCTCATAGACTCCGAACAGCATGACTCCCTCCTCAGCCTCTCGGGCCGCCCTGATGGATGCCTCCCTGAGCACCCGGTCGAGCAGCCCGCCGTCGTTAAGTGAATACTCCAGCCCCATCAGCTCGGCCTCCAACCGGGTCCGGGGCTCGCCCAGGCGAACCGCTCCCGGAGGAGGCGGCTCGCCCGGACTGAGAATGACAACCCTCCCGATCACGTCATCACGTCTTGTTCGGGTAGATCGGGAAATAGTAGGCTGTCCCGCCAATGCTGACCTCGACATTGAGCGCCGTCCCCGTCAGCGTCCCGGCGGCGGCGTTCTTCGGATTCTTGATGAGAAATCCGTCGGCGCCCGTTCCGGCCCCCTGGAGAGTCTGATCGCCGCCAATGGTGACCGTCCCGCCAAGAGTCGTGGCCCCGGAGATGACCAGCGTGTTCTCCGACTCATCCCAGAGGGCATACTTCCCGCTGGTGGCTCCGAAGAACTTCACGTCGTGCCCGGTGTCGTTCTTGCCGACAGTCAGTGCGCCCTTCAGCGTCGCGTTCAGGAGTTTTGAGTCGGCCCCGATCAAGAATGTGGTCGCGGCGGCCGCGCCCTCGATCTCGAAGTTGGTGCCGTCGAAATTCATGACGATATCGCCGGCCGCAAGGTCACCGAAACGCAGCTCGTCGGAATCGCCGAATTGCAGGTCCGACTTGTCGAAGATCAGCTTGTCGGCGGACTCGTCCCAGATGGCGAACGCCCCGGTGGTCGCGCCGAAGAGCTTGACGTCGACCCCGTAGGTGTCCTTGCCGAAGTGGACCTGACCGCCTGATCCGGCAGGGCTCTCCAGGAACTGGAAGTTGCCCTGGTACCAGTCGGTGGTTATGAGATTGTCCCCTCCCACGTGATTCTCCTTTCATCCGTGCTCGGGCCGCCGGGATGGCCGTTGCTGTCGGCGGCGGTTCCGCCGTCAGGGGCGGGGTCTGTGGGATGGTCTGCCCCGATCCCCGGTCGCCTCCCTGGCCCCGTCCCTCCGTCCCCGCCCGCGTCGGTCCCGGCGGCGGGGAGTTCGGTCATTCGGGGGCTTCTGGCTCCTATTTGGACTTGCCCGGCCGCCTCATCATCTTGTCGGCGGGCGGCGCGGCCAGTTCCTTCGATTCGTCCGGCTCGGGGCGGGCCTTGTCCTTCTCCCGCCCCTTCCCCGGATCAGTCCCAGCCTTTTCAGTCACGATCGGCCCTCTCAGGCGATGGCCGTCGGCATGATGTCGGCGGCGTAGCGCGGATAGCCCAGGATGGCGATGCCCCCGCCGTCCACTGCCGTCGAGTCCACCTCGGTGCACTGGAGCCGGACCATCGGGTAGCCGGCCGGCAGCGCGTCGGCGTCCACCTCGATTGCGTACATCTGGTCCGCGCCGGCCGTCGAGATGAAGCCCGCGGCGGCAGTCGCTGCCGCCGGGGCCGAGAACGTGTCGCCCGAGGTGCAGGTCTTGTAGTCGAACGCCTGCGCCGTGGTGTTGTTCGGCGTGACGTCGTCGCAGGCCTCGACCGTGAAGGTCACGATGCCGGCCGCGCCCGCCCCCTTGTGCACCAGGAACAGGCAGTTCTGGTAATTCTTCAGGCTCACCACGTCCGAGGCGGGGTCGCCGGTGAAGAAGTCCTCGTAGTCGGCCGCGAAGCCGGAGCTGAAGGCGTTGACGAAGTGCAGCTGGTCCATCAGTCGAATGTTCAAAGTATTCTACCTCCCTTCTCGCGCGTCGGCGCTCAGATGGCCGCCAACAGGACGACCGGGGACATATAGTGGGTCGTCGCGTAGCGCGGGGTCATGTACGTTCTCCACCAGGGCTGGCCGTCCATGCGGAAAGAGAACCGGAAGGCGGTCTGCCTGTAATCGAACTTCAGGTGGATCGATGAGTCGGCCACCAGGCCGCGCCCCCGCTTCTGGCCGAGGACGTACTGGCTGAAGTCCACGAGCATCAGGTCGCCGGCGTCGCCGAGCTTCTGCGCGTGCTCCGTCACGATCCGCGGCAGGCCCAGGAGCGGCACGGGCGGCGTCTGGACGCCCTGGCCGGAGGCGATGATCACGGTCGATCCGCCGGTCCCGACCGCCTGGTTGAGCCTGAGCATGTCGGGCAATGAGTCCGGGCCGTGCAGCCAGACCGCGTTCTTGTATGACTGCGACGGCAGGCGGGCCAGCATCTTGACCACGTTGGCCCAGACTATCGTGTCGGTCGTCTGGCTGGTCTCGCCGGAGACTGAGACGGCGCAACTGGCGTTGATCACGCCGAGCGGCTGGCCGGCCCCGGTGCCGTTGATGATGATCTCATCCATGGTCCAGGCAAAGGCGTCGCCGAAGGCCTTGGTCAAAATCGGCTCCAGCGAGATCGGGCTGTCCTCCAGCATTGAGTTGGTGGCGAATACCAGCCCGGTCAGGTCGTGGAGGTTGAGCCTGATGAGCTCGAACTTCGGCTTGCTCTCCGTGAGCAGCTCCTCCTGGCCGGCCCAGTAGAGCATGATCGCGCCCTGGACGTAGCCGGAGCTGTGGTCGTAGCCGCCGATCGCCGGAATCTCGATGGAGCCGACCGACATTGGCATCTGGGTACAGCGCGCGGCGAAGTTGCTCTGCTCCAGGCCGATCTCCAGGACCTGGTTCGAGAACTCGGTCGGGATCAGATAGCCGCCCGAAACGCCCTCGTCCTCGCGCAGGCCGTCCCCGGCGGCTTTCGCACGGCGCAGCGTCTCATAGTCGACGAGGCGCTTGTCGATCTCGCCGCCGCCCTTGTGGCCGATCACCTCGGCGCGATAGACCGACTGCGCGAAGTCGGCGAAGTTCTTGAAGCCGGCCTTGGGGTCCTCGCGCTCGTCGGGCTTCCGCCCGGCGGCCAGCTTGTTCTCGCTGACGATGCTGGACAGCTCGCCGATCTGCTTCTCAAACGCGGCGACATGCTCCTGCCATTTCTCGTCCCGCTGCTTCTCGGAGACCTCGTAGGCCTTTTGGACGGCCTGCTCGGTCATTTTGAGGACCTGCTCCATCGACAGCTCGAGGGTCCCCGTCTTTTCGTCTCTCATCATGGTCTCTCCTGTTCAGGTTGCTCCGCGCCCCCCGCGCCGTCTCCCGGTCCGGCCACCGTCGGTCTCCAGCCCCCGCGCCCGCGCCTGGCGCCTGCTCTCCGGCCACCTCCGGCGCTGCTGTGGGGCCTGACCGCTCCGGGCCTCGCCCGGGACTCGCGGGAATCGCGCGTCGAAATCGATCGTTTTGCTTGTCTGCTCAGGCGGGGATCAGAACGGCGTCCCCGAAAGTCGTTTGAAGTTCTCGATCATCTGAGTCATCAGCCGCTCCTCGGACGCCCGCGAGGCCGCGACCACGGCCCGCGCGATGGTCTCCGACAGCTCGGCGGCGTTCACGCGGATTAACGGCCCCGACGGCTCTGTGCCCGGCGTCAGGGGCAGCGGCGCCTCCCGCGTGATGCGGATCATGGGCGGCTCTGCCTTCTCCGGTGCAGCGTCCCCGGCGGGCTTCGGCTCCGAGGCGGCCAACAGCTCCTTCAGGGCCGCAGCGGCCTCGGCCATCGCGGCGACGGCCTTCTCGACGGTCGCCCGGTTCTTGCCGGACAGGACGCGGCCCTCCTTGACGGCGGCCTTCCCAGGTCCCGGCCTCTCGACTCGGCGCATTTTGCCGCCGCACTCCGGGCACTTGATCTGGTCGCAGTGCTCGGCGCTGGTCAGTGTGTGCCCGCAGTCCAGGCATTCGCATTCGTACTCGGCCTTGGCGTCAGGCTCAGGCTCCGCCTCCGGTTCGACAACCTTCAGCGCATCCGGATGGTCAGCCACCCACGTCTTTGCGGCGGCCAGCGTCCAACCCTCGGACTTCGGGAAGATGATGCTCTGAATCGTCATGGTATCCTGGCCCTTGAGCTTGCCCTGGACGGAACTCACCTGCGGCTTCTTCTCCTGGAGGGTCACGGTCCGCATGGTCCCGTCCTGGAAGTCGGCGGGATCGCGCACCCGGCGTCGGAAACTGCTCTCGGTCTCGTCCCAGCCGGGCTTCTCGACGATCTCCCGGACGGCTCGCTCGATTTCCGCCCGGACCTCGGGGCCGCCGAAGCCGCCGTCGCCGTCCTTGCGCACGTCGAGCAGGAGTTCCCCGGCGGCGTCGTGGTAGCGCAGCGCCGGCTCCTCCCACGGCTGGACCGTCCGGTGAACAAGCCGGACCACGTAGCGGGCGGCCTCGTCGTCCGGCAGGTGGTCCAGGCCGGGCAGGACGCCCTTGGCGACCGCGATGGAGACGGCCTCCTGGTTGGCCGGGACGGGCACGTCGGAGTACTCCAGCAGCGCCCATTTGGTGTATATCCGCTTCGGGACCGCCGTCGGCGCCTTGCCATAGGCCGCCTTGAACTCGCCGCGCCAGGCTGTCAGGGCCTTCTCCCAGCCGGCGGCGTCCTGGTCGCGCGGCGTGACCGCCTCAAGCGGGATGAACCCGATGGACTCGGCCAGGGGGTTGCCGCGCTTGCGGTAGCCGTAGACCTTCTGCGCCTCCTCGTGCTCGTCGTAGATGGTCTTCGCCACCAGGCCGGGGCCGTCCGGTTTGATCCAGACGTTCATACCGAGCGGCAACGTGTCGTATTTATGCGCCCAGAGGACCACCGGGTTGCGCCGGTAGTCGGTCAGGTCGCCTCCGGACGGCAAGACCACTTCCTCGTCGCGGTCGACGGCCAGGGTAGTGATGTAGGACACCGCGCCCCGCTCGCCCTCGGGGAACTCCACGTCGGCGGGGACCAGGCCCTTACGGATGAACGGGACCTCGTCGGCTTTCCCGAACCGGCCCCGAAGGGCCTCCGGGACGCCGACGCCGGGCATGACCTCAGCCAGGGTCTTCCGGGTGGTGATGAGCTCCATCGGGTCACGCCTCCTTGATTATGGGAATTATGTCGCAGCGGCAGTTCGGATGCAGCGGTGGATATTGGATCGCCTCATATTCGACCGTCAGGTTGCCGGCGGCCCCGCCGGAAATCTCGTCGCCCTTGTTGGCGAAGTTGTCCGCCAGGGGTATGCCGCCCGCGTCCGGGCCGTATCTCTGGTCCATCTCGGCGCAGAAGTCGCAAAGCCGCTCGTCGTCGGCGATCAGCCACGCTTTCGACTCCACCACGCCGGACTGCTCCCAGGCCGACTGTGCCCCCTCGTGGCTCGCCCAGATGGTCTCCGTCCGCGCGATCATCCGCGCCCGGCTGGCCGTCGCGGCCTCGAACACCTGGCTCACCCGCGCCGACAGCTCCGGCATGGTCTCCCCGGCGTCGATCCCGGCGGCCAGCGTCCGGCGGATGGACCGGCGGGTCGTCTCGGTCACCTCGGCGGCGAACTTCCGGGTCCGGTTGCGCAGCTTGCGGGCCACGCCCGGGTCGTCCACGTTGAAGGCGACGCCCGCGCCCAGGACCTCCTCCATCGCCCGGTCGCCGTTCTGCTTGGCGATCCCGACGATGAACGGCGTCCCGCGCTCGATCTGGAGGTCTCGCCACTTCTCGTATGAGAACAGCCAGGTGTTGATCGCGTCCTTGCGGCGGGCGGCGGCCTTCGGGGACCGGCGCATGTTCCGCAGCACCTCGGCCTCCATCTCGCCGAAGCTCTTGACCAGGCTCGCCTCGAAATTCTTCTCCCAGGGCGCCTGGAGCTTGATGAACGCCTGCCAGCGGGCGGACAGTTCGGCATCCCGGGCCGATTCTCGCTCGATCTCGCGGACCAGCCGGTCGGCGACCATCGCGGCCGAGCGGTCCGACAGCAGGCAGGACGGCAGGCCGCTCATGCCCGCACCCCATCGGCGGCGAGGCGGCGGCGGACCTTCTCGGCCACCAGCCCGGCGAAAGCTTGGAGCTGATCCCCGGAGGCGTCCCCGGCCTGGATCAGCATGCTCGACAGCCAGGGGCCATCGCCCCAGGCGCGCGGCCCGAGGCCATCCTGCTGGCGCTCCTCGTTGATGTCCGCGTAGCCGGTATCCAGGTGCGCCCTGATCTGCTCCAGCCGCAGCTGCTCGTCCGCCGGGACCGGGTTGTCGAAGGCGCAGAACAGGTCCGGGGAGAACATCGGCAGGAGCTTCTCGTTCAGCTTCTCCTCCATGCGGTGCAGCCGGGGCGCGACGGCGTACTTGCTGTAGGTGTACTCTGCCTGCTCGCTATTCGCCCGGTTGGACTCCTCAGAGTACATCCCGAGGTTCTGGCCGAAGGCGTTCATGATCTCTTCCTTGGTCAGCCGGCGGCCGGCCAGGAAGTTGAGCTCGCGGGGCGAGAGGCTGATCTGTTTGTAATGGACGCCCTTCTCCAGAAGGGCGACCTTGCCGGCGGCGCTCGTATCGCCGTAAGTGTTGACCCACTCCTCTTTCATCCGGTCGAACTCGTCTTTTTTGAGAGTTTCGTCCACCTCCAGCACGCCGTCGGGCCGGGCCATGTTCTTGAACGTCGCCCGCTCGTAGCGGGACATCTGCTCGCCGATCAGGACGGCGTCGATCACGGCGGCCAGCGGCCCCATGCCGTAGTATTCCGAGTGAGGGGACGGGAACTTGAAGTGGATGATCTCCGATTCGTCGAACGGGACGCGCTCCATGCCCGTCTCGTAGACGTAGCCGGCGATGAACTGCTTCCGGTCGGGAACTATCCGCATCCCCTGGGCCGGGACCGGCCACAGTTCGGCGGGTTGGCCCAGACGGTTGCGCAGGACGTACCAGTAGGCGTTGCCCAAAAGCTCCAGGAAAAGCTCGGTGGTCTCCATCAGGTAGAATCGATTCATGAATTTGTTGACGCGGCGGAACAGCCGGAGGAACTGGTGGTCGGTCAGTTCCTCGATCTCGGCGGCCTTCTGGAAGGCGGCCAGGCCGGCCACGACGGGGTTCAGTTCGAGCTCCCGGTGGAGCCGCCGGTCGACGGCGCGGGACGGGAACAGAACCTTGACGTCCCTGGAGGGCTTGCTGACGAACAGGCGGAGGTTGCCGTGCGCGACGGCGGTGGCGTTCCGGCTGGCGCAGATGTAGGTCCAGCTCTTGCAGAGCCGGACCAGCGCCTCGAAGTCACCCCTGGTCGTCAGCGGCCGGCCGTAGTCCCAGGCCGGCAGCAGAGCGCCGGCGAGCGCGTTGGGCCGCATCGGCGTGGACTCGGCGGCGGCGTCCATGCGCTGGGCGCGGGCGATGGCCAGGGTCATTTCGCGGAGGCCCACGGTCAAGTCACCCCCTGGAGCCTCAGCCAGTTGGTGACCACGGTCGCGAACACCAGCGTGAGCGTCAGAATGGCCACGGCGATCAGGCCGACGATCCAGGCCAGGCCGTGGTAGTAGAGCAGGCGGCCGATCAGCCGGGTCTCCCGCAGCTTTTCGAGCATGACCACGAAGTAGATCGTGTAGGCCGACCAGGCCAGGTAGAACAAGAAGCAGAGGCCGACGGCGGCGGTCATCACCGGGTTGGTCAGAAGCAAGGCGGTCATCCTCCGTGAAAAAGAAAAAGCCCACCCCCGCCACCCTTGCCTTGGGTGGTAGGAGCGGGCTGGACAGGACCTTTCGGGGGAGGGGACCCCTCCCCGCGATTCTCAGGCTATCTCAGGACCCGTTTTTTCGGCTGATTTCCTGCGGCTCGACGTCTGCGTGTTGCTTCACCGCAGTTATTCCTCCCTGGGATAGGTGTATTTCAATGCTACCGTTGTAGTGAGCATATTTGAGTCCGCGCAGAAAGTCAAGAACTTTTTCAGGGGTCCACTTGCCCGGAGCCATCTCAGCCAATGCCGAGCTCCCGGATGAACCGCCTGACGACCTCCGCCGGCGGGGGGACCCCCTCGTGCGACCGCCCGGCGTCGCCGCCGTCCGCGCTCGGCCCCGGCTTGAGGTAGAAGTAGAGACCTTTCGGGATTTGCTGCCGGGCCTCCTCCGGCGTCCCGACGAAGTGCCGGAGTGTCAGGCTGGCGCCGTCGCGCTCGATGATGACGCCCTCGGGGATGCCCGGCAGTCCCGCCGCGTTGTCCGGCACCGAGGCCTCGCCGCCGGACTGCTTGACCAGCGCGATCAGGCTGCCGATCAGAAGCCGGAAGACCTCGGGGTCGACCAACTGCATAGCGCCAGGGGGAAGGTTCACGGTAACTCCCCGAGCACCCGTCGCGCCCTGGCCCGCGCCCGCTCCAGCCGCGCAGTCGCCAGGCGCAACTCCCGGATCACGTCCGCGGTCGCGGCGTCGATCTCCCGGAGGGCATCGCCAGCATCGTCAGTCCGGCGGGCCAGCTCGGCGGTCAGTGCGGCCTCCCGCTTTCCGGCGGCTGCGGTTCGGGAGCGGGTTCCTCTTCCGGCCACGGCCCCTTCCGGATCAGGCGACCGTCGAGGCCGCCGGGCAGCAGCTCCATGATACGATATTTCCCGCCGCCTATCAGCAGCGCTTGGGCGTTCTTCCCGACCGGGATCACCTCCCCCGGCTCCGGCAGGCGGTCCAGCGTGAACACGGGACCGATCTTTGCCGTCATGGTCGCCGTCAATTTCGCCTTCGCCATTTTCTTTTTTCTCCTTTCGTTTCGCCTGGCCGTCTGGCCGCAGCGTCCGCGCCCTCCCGGGTAGCCGCCGCGCAGTCTCACTGAACGGCATCCCCGCCTGCGAGTCCCGGCAGTCCCGCCGGATGATCTCCCGCGCGGCCTCGTCGAAGTCGGGGTCGCCGGGGCGCAGCAGACCGAGCTTGCGGGCGGCGGCTTCGTCGCCCTCGGCCTTGGCGCGGCGCAGCAGTTCGGCGGGATCGTCGGCAAACACCGGTTGAGAATGGCTCACGTCGCAAACCTCAAAAATCGCTCAGGACTGGCGATGTCCCCCGCCGGGTAGTTCCGGGCATCCCCCGGCGCGGTTACGGCTCCCTCCCCTGGCCACGCTCGCCTGGCGGCCCTCCGGCGCCGGGGCCGAGGGACCGCAGGAAGGCGTCGACGACCTCGCCAGGTGGAGGCCCCGGGTCCGGGAAGACGCAGCGGCAGTTGACGTGCGGCGTCATCAGCCGGTTCATCCGCTCGGTCCACTTGCGCTCCTGGGCGTCGCGCCGCCGCCGCTCGCGGACCTCGCGCACCCAAGGGGTCACCAGGTCCACCATGATGTCTTCGTTGACGCTCAGGACACAGACCACGAGGCAGAGGACCAGCCATATGATGAGCAGCGCCACCGGCGGGGTCGGCATCACGGCTCCACCCGCTCCATCTCGCGGCCACAAACGCCGTACTGCGTGTTGTCGCCCCCGAAAAGCGGCGCCTGGCACTTCTGCGGCTCTCCGGTGTCCGGCCTTTCGGTCTCGCCATGCACCGGGCAGCGAAACCGCCGGAACCGGAAGGCGTTGACAGCCGCCCACCGCTCCAGCTGGATTCGCTCGGCGGTCTTGTCATGGTCGGTCCCGGCGTTCTCGTGGTGGCCGCAGTTGCACCACCAGATCATCGGGTACTGCGTCGGATAGGATGTCAGACAGCGCCCGTCGGAGATGCGGATCATCAGCCGGCCGCAGTCCGGGCAGGTCTTGGTCTCCGGGGCTGCGCCGGCGGCGTCCCGGGCGACCACGCGGAGGCGGGCGCCGCCGTCCAGGATCAGTATGCGCTTGGCTGCGACCGATGCCCCGGCGATGTCGAGGGCCTGCAACATGTCCATGCGAAGTATCTCATATTGAGCGCCGGTCAGCGGCTTCGGCACCTCCAGGACCAGGACCTCTCCATCCCGGAGCGTCAGCCGGCTCAGGTCGCCGCGGATGGTGATGTCGACCGCCGCCGTTTTTTCCTGCTTTTTCTTCATGTCCTCAGCCTCCTTGGTTTAACGGCCTACGTGATCCGCCGGATGCGGGGACGGCCCCCGGTTTCCAGGTCGTGCAGGTAGTGCAGACTATACCGGACCGCGTCGAGTCCGTGGTCGTTCAGCTTGATCGGCTCGTCGAGCGGCATCCCGTTCTTCTCTCGCCAGCGGTAGCCCTCCAGCTCCTTGATCAGCCCGACGGAGCCGCGATGCACGTGCATTGTCCGCCGCTTGCACACGTCGATCCCGGCCATGACTGACCCGGGCCCCTTCTCGCAGGCCCGGACGGAGTAGCCCGCGTCCCCGATCTCCTTGATGGCCTCCGGCTTCTCCTCGTCGGCGATTATCTCCCAGCCCCGGTTGACGCCGAGCTCGCCCATCCGGGCGATCAGCTCCCGGTTCGTCATCCCCCGCTCGTAGACCAGCTCGCGCAGCCACGGCTCGCCGTCCCGGATGCCGATCTCCACCAGGGCGGTCTCGACCGTGAAGCCGAAGTCGAGGCCGTAGATCACGATGTCGAAGCTGCCGGGCCAGTCGTCCTCGACGCGCCAGTTATCATAGATCAGGCCCCTCAGCTCGCCCCACTCGCCGAGCGTGTAGACCCGGTGGTAGTTCTCGTTCTCCCGCTCATAGGCCTCAAGCTGGCCCCGGTAGTCGTCGTCCAGGAAGCGGTTGTCCTTGTAGGTCGAGTGGTGGAGCTCCGTCTGCTGGAGCCGGTGCGCCGGGGTTTTCGGGTCGAAGAAGTGCTGGTAGACCCAGTTGCGGCGGCTGATCGGGTTGAAGCTGAGCATGATCTGGAAGTAGGTCAGCGGGCGGTCATGCGGCCCCCGGCGGCCCCGGAGCCGGAGGTTGACCTGCGTGAAGTCATCTGGGGTGAACTCCGTCGCCTCCTCCATCCAGGCCGTCGTGATCCCGCTCAAGCTCTTGAGCTTCTCCGGATCGTCCACGCCCTGGCAGTAGTCGACCGTCCCGTCGATCCAGTGGAACGTCATGTCCGTCTCGTGCGTCTCGACCAGCGGGCGCAGCTCCCACTCGGCGATCCAGTCCTTCATGTCCCTGAACACGGACCGCCGCGCCGCCGGACCGGTCTTGCGCAGTAGGAGGAAGCTGTGCCGGATGCCGCGCTGGAGGCCGAGGATGCGCCGCGTGAGAAGCTTCTGGGCGCAGAACTGCGACTTGCCCGCGCCGGCACCGCCCCGGAGGACCAGGAAGCGCTTGCGGCAGGTCATCAGCGGCCAGAAGGCGTCGTTGACGGTCTCGCGGAGGCCGGTCAGGTCGATGTCCAGGTCCATGCCGTTATTGTATCACCTTCTCGGCGAGACCGGCCTCCTGGACTTCATTTTCCAGGTCAAGTCCGAGTTGCAGGTCGTCTATCGCCATGAAGACCTTGGTGAATTCGTTCAGCCCCCGGAACTTATTACGCCAGATCAGGAGTCCGCTGAGCGCATCTTGAAAAACGCTCTTGCGCTGCTCTTCGTCGGACAGGGCGTCCGGCACCGAACAATAACTGCGTTCGCCGTCATCATCCGGCAGGCTGACATAGGCCCTTATCGGCTCACTTTCCTTCTCCTCCGTTTCGTAAATGACCACCAGACAAGCGACAAGCTGGCGAGCCTGCCAGAGCCTATGTTCCTGGCCGGCTATGGTATCATCCCATTCGAACACGGAATGAAGGGGAGATTTTTTGCCTTTAGCGGCCTTCACGATTGCCGGCGGCTGAAGCTTGCCGTCATTCTTCTCCCGTATGGTTTCAAAACACTCATGCGCGACTTGGGGATCGACCCCGAACCGTGCTCCCGATTTCCACTGATAAACCATGCCCATCACTTCACCCTCCGGTTAAAAGAAACCACGCTTTGTCTTCTTTTTTTGGCTGTCGCCCCGCCCAGATCGGACAGGGCGACAACCGTCAACCCGTGCCACGCCTTGCCACGCCCCGCCATGCCGTGCCAAGCCACGCCAAGCCGTGCCTCGCCGCCTACTTCCGTAGCCCTTGAAGCCTCAGCGGCCGCAGCGCCCCGATCTGCCGCTGGGCCTCCCGCGCGTCCTCCCGGTCGGCGAACTCGATCTCGCAGTGGACCGTCAGGACGTGCCGCCGGCCGGCCGTCGCGAGGATCGTCTGCCGGTTCACCCCTCGCAGGCCGTTAACCTCCAGGTCGCGCTTGACCCGCGCCTCGCGCTCGGCCCGGGCCTTCTCGGCGGCGGCGCGCGCCAGGGCGGCCTCCTCCTCGGGCGTCAAATCTCGCTTGTCTGCCATGCTCCCTCCCTCCAGGTTTTGCCATGTTTCCAGCTCATGTAAAAGTCCAGCCAGATTTCGTCGGCGGTCTTGCCCTCGTAGTCCTTGTCGGCGTCCAGATAGTCATCGATGAACGTCCAGAATACCAGAACGATGTCCTCTCCCCGCGCCTGCCCGATCATCCGCTGGAGATATCCCTGGTCCGGCAGGAAGACCACCGGGCACTCGCCGTCCGGGACGGCCCTCGGCTCCCCCGCCGGCTCCCGCTCCCGGGCGCGGTCGGCGTCGATCAGCATGAACGGCAGACCGCCGCGCTCCGGCATCGGCTCGCCGAGCCGGGCCATTGTCCGCCGGGAGGCCCACAGGGCCACGCAGACGCGGCCGATCCGGCGGTCCCAGACCAGCATCGGGAGCGCGGCCACCATCTCCGGGAAGGGCCGCCGCCCGATGGCATCCTGGAGCTCCGTCGCCGCCTGGTACTTGGCGACCAGGCCGGGCGTGACATCGGCGGGGATCACGGCTTCGCCCCGGCTTTCTTCTCCCGCGCCTCGCGGGCGGCGATCCGCTCCATGAACCGCCGGGCCGCCATGACTTCGCCGAGGTCGCGCTCCAGGTCGTTGCGCTGCTGCTGGAGCCGGCGCAGCTCCTCCGCCGTGGCTTCGAGTTCCTTCTTCAGGGCGGCCTCGATGCGGGCAAGGCCGTCCGCGGTCATGTCTGCTGGCATGTTCCCTCCTCTCGGTTTGGGTCAGGCGTCCTCCGGCCCGATCCCCGGCGCCGGCTTGACGCGAATCTTGATCTCGTGGCTGTCGGTGGTCTCGCCGCGCACCAGGCGGTCGGCCTTGATGAGGTTCACGTGGCAGTCCACGAGCCTTTTCATGTCCTCGATGTCCTTCACGCTCAGCGTCGGGTTGAGCTTCAGCTTGCCCTCGCCGTTCTTCACCAGGGCCGTCGCCAGGGACAGCCGGATCAGGTTGAGGCTCTGGTTGATCTCCTGGAGGTGCTGCGCGGTCGACCGGACGACGGCCTGGTCGGTCCGGCGCTCCAGCGCCTCGCCGTTCACGCGGTCCCGCTCGGCCACGCGCCGCTGCCACTCAAGGGACCGGCTCCACTGCTCCGCCGTCCGCTTGACGACACCAAACTGGGCGGCGACCGCTTCGAGGGTCCGGCCCTCGCCGAGACCGTAGTAGTAGTCGAACGCCTCCCGGTGCTGGAGGGTCTCGGTCACGGTTTCCTCCACGCTACCGCCAGCAGCGCCAGGACCAGCGATCCGCCGGCCAGCAGATACCAGGCGTCCGGTCCCCAATTCTCGGTCGCCACGCGGAACAGGCTGAGGCCGAGCAGGGCCAGCGAACCGACGGTCAGAGCCGTCCTCATGGCTCGGGTTTATCCGCCTGCTCGGCCCCGGCCATCCCGGAATCGCCCAAGGTAGGCAATGCCCGGCCTGTACCGTCTGCGGCGTCCAGGGGGAGAATCGGCACGTAGGGGCTCGGACGCCCCTTCCAGTGAGCCTCAAGGAACCGGCGGTCCTCCGGCGTCAATCCGACGGGATGATACTCAAGCTCACTCATGTCGTCTCCAATATACCCCCCGGCGGCCTTCCGGTCAAGGGGTCCCCGGCGGTCCCCCCGACGCGGGGTCAGTCAGGCCAGCCACCGGCGCAGGTCGGCCTTGAGGTAATATGCCGCGCCCAAGGATTCCAGTTTGGCCTTGACCGCTCGGGCAAATACGGGCCAATCGATTTCGCGGGCCTCGGCGCGGTGATTCAGGGTGCCGACCTTGTAGTGGTCAACGTAGCCGTGAGTCCGCTCGATGATCGCCAGCGTCTCGGCTGGATCGATCACAGGCTCAAGGCTGGCCCAGGTCGCTATCCCGGCGGCCTTCGCCAGCCGCAGCGTCTCGAACCGATCCTCCGGCGGCGCGGCTCCCGGCTCCCAATGGCGCGACTTCTCCGGCGTGATGAACGTCAGGGTCATGCCGAAAATTCCGTGCGCCTGCCGGATTAGATCGAAATCGCGCCGGGCGAGGCTCGCCTTGGTGAGGATGCGCGGGATCACATCGGCGTCGCGCATCAATTCGAGCGTTCGCCGGGTCAGGCCGTGCTCGGCCTCGATTGGCTGGTAGGGGTCGCAGGAGAAACACAGGAGCACTTCGCGGCCCCAGTATCCGGGCAGCTCGGCCTCAAGGGCCTGGATAATGCCCAGCCTCGGCGCGGCGCAGCCGAAGGTATCAACCGTCTGATGCCGGATCGCTGGCATATAGCAATATCCGCAGCGGTGGCCGCAGCCGGCGTAAAGATTGGCCGCCAGGTCGCAATACTCGGCGGCGCGGCCTTTCGGTTCGTAGACAGCCTTCATGTGCCCTCCGGGGTTTCGGTTTTTTCGGCCAGCCGTTCCAGCGCCAGGCCGAGATAGGGCGGCAACGGATGTAGGCCGGACTCCCACCGCGAGACCGTGGTGACGGTCACGCCGAGGGCGGCGGCGAGCCGGGCCTGGGTGTAGCCGTTTGCGGCTCGCCACGATTTCAGCCCATTGTCCTGGGCGCTTATTCCGCTTTGAACCATAATTCAACCTCGGATTCCACGGCGAGCTCATATCTATCATCGCCAGTCCAGACCTTAAATCCCGGTATTTTGCCGCCGATCAAGACGCGACTTTCAACTTTGCCCCGGAAGGGCAGGCCGGACCTGTCCTTGATCCAGTCTCCTATCTCCACTGGTTGCATCACGACTCCTTGGACCGAATCCGTCTAAGCCACGGCCTCCGCCAGCAACCGATGATCATACTCAATGTCTGCCTTGAGTTCCCGGAAAATTCTCCGGGCGTAGCTCGGTGAATAGCCCGATGCTACGTAATCGATTCCGGCATCGCTGAATCTGGCATACCAGCGACCGCTCCCCTCGGGCATATCGCCCGGCATGGCCGAATAAACCTGACCGTGCTCGCGGGAATACTCCACGACGGTCATTTTGCCGTCGGTGGTCCGTCGCAAGAGCAGGAACTGCTCTCCTGCGGTCTCCTCGACCATTTCCCATTTCGCGCCCATCGTCTCCGCTCCTTCCGCCCCATCGGGCGGCGTTGAGGTTGCTCAACCATCTCTGCTAATAATATAGTCTATTATATACGTCATGTCAAGCCTTTTTCTTGCTTTTCGTCTTTCGCCCCAAAATATCGTCCTCCGCACGTGTCCCATAATCGATCTTTTTATTCCGGCCTATGTAATTATACCCGTTTCCAAAAAAGACGCCGTAAATCGCGCCTGTAAAACATTTCTACGCAACAGTTTACGGCCTCGACTCCATTTTCTGCCACTACCCGTTTTGCCCCGCTTGCTCTTGCGCTGTAAATCGTTTATATACAACAGGTTAGCTCACCGACTTTCAGACTCTCCCGATCAAAAATCCCCAATATCCCATCTGCCTGGCATGGCCGCCGCGAACTATCTGCGCCGATGCCACCTTCCGCCCGACCGTTGCCGCTATATGCTCCATATGCTTTAGACAGGCGGCCTCGTAATGATGGATTAGCCACAATTTGGACCTTTTGGTTTGCTGGCAGCCGCACAGTTCAATCGCCCAGATCGGGACTCTGCCGCCGAATTTTAGGCTGGCAAGGGCCGCGTCCGTCGCCACGATCCCCAGCGGATCGGCGGCACAGAGCGGCAACAGCCTTTCAATCACCGGCCAAGGGTTTGAGTAGGTGTCCACATCCACCAGGTTGGCTTCGATGCTCTTAATGTCTTCCAGTGGTAGCGGGTTCGCCTGATAGGGATACTGATGCCAAATGTGCCGGTGCATCATGCCGGAGCCGGGGAAGACATCGAAGACCGCCGGATTGTCGAGTAGGTCAGCCACGGCCTTCCTGATTTTAACTTTCGACAGGATGTCTGTGTTGTCCCGATGGATGAATTGCCGGCTACGTCTTGAACTTGTAGCCGCACTTCGGGCAGGTCGTCTCGTCATATTGCGCCTCGCCGGCCAGCTTCGGGTCTATCGTGTTCGGCGTCCACGTCATCAGCTTCTCCATCTCCTCCGGCGTCCAGCCGAGAACGTCCGTCGGGAACGCCCCAGTGTCCAACTCGGTCAGCAGGTCGGCCAGCGGCGCGTAGTCCCAGTCGGCCACGACCTCAGCCAGCCGGTTGTCCGCCACGTTGTAGGCGTGGGCCGTCTCCGCGTCCGCGAACGGCAGGACCACCACCGGGACGACCTCAAGTCCGGCGGCCCTTGCGGCCTCGACGCGCTGGTGGCCGGCCACGATCTCAAGGCCGGCCGGGGACCGCCAGGCGAGGATCGGCGCGGTAAAGCCGAACGCCTTGATACTCTTGCGGAGCCGGTCGAGGCCATCCGGGGTCGCCCGGCGCGGGTTGCCGGCGAAGGGCCGCAGGTCCGCCAGGGGGACGTAGACGATCGACAGGCCGGGCCGGGACGGCTGATCGGGCTGCTTCTTGGCCGCGCTCATGTGATGCCCCCGGTCTGCTGGGCGGTTAAAGCTGTCACCTGTTCTAATGTATATCCGGGAGGCACATGCAAACCAAACGCATGTTGAGCGTCCTTTAATCGGCTGATAGCAATTTCAGTTTTTGCCGCCTCATAGCCCCCCAGCCGCGCCCGCTCGATCTCGGCAACCCTGGCGGCGTCGGATTCGCGCCATTCGCGTTTGACCTCTTCCCAAAAAGCTACGGTTTCTCCGTATCTACAATCTCTTCTGTCTTCAATCAATCGAGCGCTATTATTCCCAGGATAAAGAGCCTTTAACTTTAGATTCAATTTCTTCCCGAGACGCATTATCCGGCTATTCGGCGTCGGTTGCATCAGCGGCCTCCTTCGCCGTCGCGCCGAGCATCCGGTCGCGGGCCGCCTCGGCCTGGTCGCGGTTATCATAGTCGGGCGGCGCCGGGCCGCTGTCCTCAGCCGAGAGGATTCCGTCGGCATCAGGCGCGACGGCGCGGCTGCCGTCTCCGGCAAGGTAAGCCAATCCAGCCTCAAGCTCCCCGATTCTGGCTCCCGCCAAATCCCTGATTGCCGCCTTGAGGTCTTCGCTGAAGCCATCAATGATCGGCTCGTGCCGCTTTAGTAACTCGACCAATTCCTCCATCGAGCCGCAGTCCACGAGCCGGTTCAGATACCAGGCCTCGACATCATCGGCCTTCCAGTCCGTGAAGTCCGGCACGCTCCACAGGTCGGCGGCCAGACCCGGGTCCCCATCGCTGGCCGGTTGCTCGAATATCTCGCGCTGCAGTTCCGCCGGGGCCAGCGGGCAAGTGGCGAGTATCTCCCCGGTCTCCAGCGACACCAGCCGCTTGACCCGGGCCGCGTGGTCGATCCAGACCTCGCAGGCGACGGTGGCCAGGTCGCCCTCGCGGATGCGGGAGGCCAGGGCGGAGGCGCGGTCCATCCGCTCGTCTATCCGGCCCTTGAAGTCTTTCTTGATCACTGCCAGTTCCGCCTCGAGCTCGTCGATCCGTCCGAGTACGGCCGCCAGCTCATCGGCCGTCTCGACCTTCGCCATGATGGACAGCGGGACGCGGACGTTGTGCTCCTCCGAGTCCGGCAGCTTGACGAATGACTCCGGGACGGACTGCGGCTCTGCGGATGCGGTCGCGGTGGCCACCTCCGGTTCCTCGTCGCCGGTGGTTGCGGCCATCGGCTCGGTCTCGTTGGTCGGCGGCGTTCCCTGCTCCGGCTCCCGTTGCTGCGGGGTCGCGGTCTCTACGGTCTCCTCAGCCTTGCGCTTCCACATGGGACTCCTCCCGGTTTATGGTTATCCTTCCGGTAATTCGGTAAGTTCGATTGCCACTTCACTCCGCCCAGCGTAAGCCTTCTCGCAGAACAGCCGGACGATCTGCCCGTCGTCCCGATAGGCGATCCCGTTCAGGCCATCCATCACCGCCTTGGCAAGATTCTCCACATCCGGACGCGTGTCCTTCCAGGCTTTCCATTTTGGTGCCGACTTCGGACGGCAGAAGTGGAATGCCATTTGCGCCTGTATCGGCCCTTCCAGCATGGGAGCGTTCTCGGCCTGCGCCGCAAGCTTCACCAGGTGCTCATATCGCTCGGTCTTCTGCGGCGTGTGCATAGCGATGAAGGCACCCCGGCGGACGGCTCGCGGGCGGCCCTTCGGGACGGCCTCGCCGGGGACTATCAGTCGGAAGCTCCGACACTGGTTAATCGTCCGTTTTGGCATCGGTCCTCTTTCGGTCGCCGAACCAGGCCGCGATCCATTCGGCAATCTCTTCCGCGGCCATCATCCGCGTCCGCGCTCGCTGGCTATGCAGTGCCACGTCGAGCCAGGCATACGACAGGTCACTCAGCCTGATTTGATGCTTCCGCAGTTCCCGCTGGAGATCCTCCATCGGCAGACTGTCTCGGATCACGTCAGTGGTCACGGTAGCACCCCCGGGACGTAGCAACCCGGCTCGCTGAACGCCCGGCGGAACATCCTCTCCAGGCGCGGCCCCGGGCCCTCGCGGACGAGCGCGAACTGGTTGATGGCCACCGCGCCCGTCCGGGCGTCCGGGACGGCCTCCGGCGCGGGCCGGGACCCCCGGCGGGCCACCGGCGGGAAGGCCCCGAGGTTGCCCTTGGCCCTGGCCCGCGCGTAGCACCGCGCGATCAGCCCGCGGGCGTAGATACGGCCCTCGGCGCCGCAGCAGACGCAGCGCCCGATCCTGTGTCGGTCAGTCTCCACTCCCATGTTCCGCTCCTTTCGGTAGGTGTTATTTCAGCATCCAGATGGCCAGCAGCCCCAAACTTGCCGACAGCCAGACCGTGCATCGCTCGCCGGGTATCTTGTAGGCCCGCTGGTTGAGATATTTCAGGCTCAGCAGCCACCTGCCGCCCAAAACAAGGGTGATCCAGTAACCGCCGATGGTAAAAGATCGCATCACTATTTACTTCTTTCCGGCCAGGCGGCGGTCGCCGGCCCGCTCGATGATCCGGTCCTTGCCGCACATCCCGGCGATCCGGCTCGACAGCCGCCGATCGATCCAGGCGTCGACCTCGTTGAGGTTGAGGTTCGACGTGATGATCGTCGGGAGGTCCCACTGCTCCCGGTGGTTGATGATGAGATAGTAGGTCTGCCTGGTGAAGTCCGTCAGCTTCTCGGCCCCGAAGTCGTCAAGCATCAGCCAGCCGGGGAAGCGCATGACCTCCCGGACCTCGTAGTTGGCCGCTTCGTAGTCCCCCTGGAGGCCGAAGATGAAGTCGGGGCAGGACAGGAACCGGACCATCCCGGTCCCCCGGCGGAGGGCCATCAGCCGGAGGGCCATCAGGCCGAGCACCGTCTTGCCGGAGCCGGGCGCGCCGTGGATGAACAGGTTGCCGCCGACCAGCTTGCGAGCCAGCACCTCATCCCCGAACGCGTCGACCAGGCCGCGAAAGTGCGGGGGGACCATCAGGCTGAACTGCTCCAGGATGGCGGCCCGGATGCGCTCTCGGTCCGCTGGAGTCATTCGCGGCTCAGGCGGTGATGCCAAAACCGTCAAACTTGTGGCCGACAGGTCCACGTTGATCTTTTTCACTACGGTCTCCTTGCTTCATTGCGGCCTCGATGACCTCCCACCGAGTCCGGTCCCCCCGACGCGTCCGTCCCCGCATCGCCGCCGGGCTGCGGCAGTTCTCGGCCCAAAAGGCGTCAGTCACGGCCCAGGCCATAAGCGCCTCTATCTCAGGCGGCGGGTGGCCGTCCACCTCGACCAGCATCCCGATCTCGTTGGCCCAGGCGGCGTAGCCGTCGAGCACCGGGTCGAGGCCGTTGGCGAACGGCTTGTGGGTCAGGCAGAGGTCCCGGAGCTTTTGAGCGAGGATGAGATAGTCGGGATTCCGCCGACGGCGGTCTTTTGTAGAGACGTTTTTTTCATTCTTACCATTCTTACCATTCTTACCATTCTTGTTTGTGGCCGGTTGTTGGCCGGTTGTTGGTCGGTTGTTGGTCGCTGTTTGGTCGTTCTGCTGGTCGATTTCTACGCTCTCGGACTGATAAATGCCCCAATTTGTTATAGTTACGACTGAGTATTTGTTGGTCGTTTTGATGGTCAGATTTCCTGACTTTTCCAAAATGGATAAGCAGGTCCGAATATTCCTCTCCGTCTGCCTTAATTCGGCGGCGGCGGCTTGGCGTCCGAAAATAAACTGGCCCGGCAGTAGGTCGATGAGCTGGTTTCCGACCATCGTTTTATGCCTCCGATGGCTTGCCCGAATCAGGCACCAGGTCCAGAATGTCCATATCTTCGGTCTCTGCATCAAGCCCGAATCCCGGCTCTTTCGCCACAGTCTTATCCAACCCCTATCCAATTAATTACCCTCAAGCACAAGAAAGCCCCCGGATCGGGCGGTGGAGGGCATTGGAACCCTTTGGAACCGTCACCGGGGGCTTCTGTGCTTGCCGTTGATTTTGTGGTCTCTCCAATGATTCCACCTTTGAGCCTGAGCATACATCCTGCTCCCTTTCTCAGCCTGCACCCAGTATAATATACCTATCCACGCCGCGTCAATCATTTTTTAAGAAGTCGGCCGGATTCCCTCGTTCCACTTGCGCGAGGTCGAAAGCGTCTTGAGTATGAGCCTACCGCGTGCCATTGGCAGTGTCGCCTCCAAAACGGATGATCCTGTCGGCAAGCTTCTCAGCGCGGTCAATGGGGATGCAAAAACCCTTACTTGTCCCGGTGGGTGCTGGCCGGTAAAGCCATTTAGGGTTATGTTGGTCGAGCCGTTTCAGCGTGTTCTTGCTAAATATATAAAAGATGGTATAGTCACCGATACCATAGAGCCAACTATTGTCATTGCGGTATATGCCACTCAGCACATAAGCGGCGTTGTCCTCATGTGCTTTTTCGGCGGTTTCTATATAGACGCGGCCCGTTTCAACCATCCGCTTGTCCAGCTTGATCTCAAGTCCCAAAAGGTTTTCCCGCTTGAACTGATATTGCTTGGAGGTCATGTTTTGTAACACAATGCCGCGCCGGTGTAGTTCTTCGCAAATGAAGTCCTGATAAGGCTTTGCGTCTTTTAGCTGGTATTCTCTATATTCTTCATAGCTGCCGAACTGCTCGCGGCTCCGGCCTGCTTGCCCCACGTCTCCCATCCGGGCACCTCCTTGCGGGCGAACAACTCTATGCGCTTCCCGTGAATGTAGAGCTTGTCTATGAGTTCCCGGAAATACTCCGGTTTCTCGGAATGAACGGCGCTCCTCTCTATTGAAATTACGCTGTCATGTAGTTCCGCCGCGTCCGGGATGCAGCTACCCCTTGTCGCCACAAGAAGCAGTTCGTGTCTGACCGAATTGTAATGGCCGGGGTTGTGCCCCACCTTGTCCCATATGAAGCTGGTCTTATATTGAAAGCCCCACGCCTCGATAACCTTGAATGAGTCCTGAAGCATAGGCGATGTAACCCAAAGAAAGAGCACGGCGTTGTCGGCGAGACTGTTCTTGATGTCGAGAGCACAAAGTTCATCAATGCTCATAGTCGAATAATGTTTCTCGGCGCGTCCGTATTGGCCGGTTATGACTCCGGCATCGGCGTATTGCCAGGGCGGGTCAGCGTAGACGACGCGGAACTTCCCTTTGATCTCGCCCGCAATAGCTTCGGCCGCCCGCTTCCGGCGGCGCACTTCCTGGCGAAGCTCGGCCCGCGTCCAGCCGTTTTGCTCGGCCAGATCAAGCAATTCGTCTTGTTCGGCTTTCGTCTCACGGCCCGCGACTTCTTTGTGATGAGACCAACTAAGAACTTCTCGCCGGCGAGAAGTTTCTATTTTGCCAGCAACCCATCCGGCATCGGCGAAAGTTTGGAAAGCAAAGCGTTCCGAATCAACAGCCTGGGCTGCCCGCTTGCCGTAAGCGTGCTCGCCATAGTGCCACCAGTCGCCGATCCACCACATGTAGCCGCTCTCGATGGCCGAAAGAGGGGCCGCTATCGCCTCCCATTGCTCGAAAGAAAGACCGGGCGGCAGTATAAGGGCCATCCGGGTAATTTTAGTTCCGGCGGGCAAGGACAAATCCAGAGCGGATTTAGCCAGCGGATACTTCAATCTCGCCTCCTTTCAGGCAAAAAGAAGCCCCTGCTCCGGGCGTAGATAGCGGCGGCGACCGCTTCGGAGACCCTCGGCAGAGGCTTCAGTTTGCTCAAATCGTGGTATCTCGC